CCCGCTGGAGAACCCTGATGCCGTTTAGGTCCGTTGCCGAGGTGGCTAATGCTGTCGAGCAAGGGCGGCATCACATCCAGCATTTCATCCGCACTGGCGTGCCGGGTAGTTTTGGTGTCGTCAACATATTCGGGGACGCCTCCATTGGCAGTTCAGGCCCGCCCGTCTATAACCCATATCTTGGCAACGCGCTGGAGGCCACGCAACTCATCGGCCAGCGCAATCAAGGCATTTACACCGGGCCGACGCTGCCTGCGCAAGAGCGGTATCTGCTGTCTGTGTCCTTGACGCAAGCCGGAACGTCCGGGTTTTTCCCTGCGGTCTATTTCCTCGACTACTTGATGTTCTACCCGTACATCGACTGCGACAGCTTGGATGAGCAAGTTTTCGACAACCCGGTGTCGTTGCCACGTTACACGGATGGCGAAGGCGTGCGCATGGCTTTCTTCAGCCAAACGCCGGGCAGTGCGGCTGGCAACTCAATAACGGTGAACTACACCAACCAAGACGGTGTCGCCAAAACCACTGTTTCTCAGATTCGCGTCTCGGGCACTATCGGTGTGAGCGGCTCAGGCCACCCTGGCGGTACGAATGCTATGAGCCCGTTTGTACCGCTGGCGAATGGTGACCGGGGCGTGCGGTCTGTGCAGTCAGTTCAACTCGCGGGAGGTATAGGCGCTTTCGCCGTGCTGGTGCTGGTCAAGCCACTCTTCAACCTAGCACTGAACGAGCTTTCTTCTACGGTTGAAAAAAACTTCTTGCGTGAACAGGCTGCGTTGCCACGCATCTACGAAGGCGCGTACCTCAACTACATTTACAACCTGTCCACCAACACCGGCGCTTTGGGGCCGATCATCGGGCAAGCGCAATTCATCTGGACCTAAGGAATCACCATGCCATTTTCCTCAATGGACGATCTGGTCAACGAAATCACGAGCGGCAAGTTCAACCGCACCGACTGGAACAAGATCACGGGCGGCACTACTTACACCGCCGCCCGTTGGTATGACTTCAGCGGACTGGCCGGTACTCCCGTAGCAAATGCCTTTGCGGGCACTGCACTGGCGTGGAGAACCTGCGACGAATTGACTGGCAACGGCACGCAAATCTTCGGCCTGCCGCATGGCGGGAATGTCTCGCCTGACACGAAACACGTTTTGAACGTCAATGCACTCACTGGCGTGGCCACGGGTGTCCCGGCGCAGTTGATGCTGGTGGACTTGCAGGGCTACTGGCCCGGTATCACGAACAACTCGGCCACGGCACAAACCCTGACGGGCACGCCCAGCTTGCGCTACAGCAACGGGGCCGGGTGCAGGTTGTTCTGGGTGCAGACCGCCGCAGCGGGCGCCACGGCGCAGAACATCGCGCTCAGCTACAGCAACACGGTGCCAACAGCAGGCAGGACGCTGCCGGTCACAGTTGCCATGACGGCCTCGGCCATCGTGGGCCACATTTCGCACTCCGGTGCTGCGTCAAACAACTACGGCCCCTTCCTGCCTTTGGCCTCGGGAGACACGGGCGTGTCCACCGTCGCAACGGTCACGTTCTCTGCCGCCAACACCGGCACCGGAGCGCTGTGCCTTGCCCGCCCGTTGTTGACGCTGCCACTGACTACCGCGTCCGTCGCTGCCGAGCGGGATCTGCTGAACCAACTGCCAAGCCTTCCTCGGGTGATGGACGGCGCGTGTCTGGTGTGGCTCTACTTCGCGGGCACGGCTACGGCGGCGGCCACCAACTTCTACGGCGCGGTCGAGGTCGGCTGGGGTTGATCGGGCTCATGGCTCTCAAGACAAACACCACGCTCCTGGCGCAGCTACCCCTGCGCCAGATCGGCGGCTCGCCTGGAACTTTCCGTTCCATGTGGGGGCGTGGTGACCGGATGAACCAGTCCGTGGGCCAGGGCATTCCGTCCAAGCTGGCGGGCATCCCCTCCGGGCACTTGGCTCCATCGTCGTGGGTGCTGCCGTACAAGCCGGGGGCGATGTCGTCGTTCACGCAGTGCGTGGTGACGGTCACGCCGGGGCTGCTGAACCTCGCGGCGGGCGTCAACATCAGCGGCGACACGACGGTCACGATTACTGTCAACCCGGCAGACGGGCAACTGATCGTCTCGGCGGTCGGCTCCACGTCGATCACGTTCAACCTTGCGGGTGATCTGGCAGGTGCTCTGTCAGCATCCGGCAACGCAGATATCACGTTCACGGTTAACAACGCCACGCTTGGGGCTATTGTTGATGCTATCGGCGCTGCGCTGGTGCAGTTCTCAAACAGTGCCACGGTCAGGGCGACGGGAAATTTGAGCGGCGACATCACACCGTTCACCGAACTCAGCCCGCAAAATTTAGCGGCGGCGGTATGGGAAACGATTGCCGCAGACTTTAACGAGGCGGGGACGATGGGCAAGCTGCTCAACGACGCGGGCGCACCACCAACAGCCGCCCAGGTGGCCGACGCGGTCTGGAACAAAGTTCTCCCGTAGCGCATGGCTACCACCGGTCAGCGCCTCGTAGAGCTGTCCGGCCTTCCGACCGGGACGGCCGGCGTTCACCTTGTCACCATGTCGACCGCGGGATCCACGGCCGCGCAGCGTTTGTTGTCGCGCTCCCCGCTGCCTACGGCCACGGCAATCGTGCATCTGATTAACGCGTCGACGGGCGGTGTCAGCACTGGAGGCGAGTTCATCATGCTGCGTCGCCGCCGACGACTGTGACTGACTTTTGCACACCTAGTATCTTTCTCGTAGCATCGGAACAACGGCCCGTGGTCCACCACCGCGTTTGGCCAAGACCGCAGCACAGAGGCCGAACATGGCCCAGCAACCGCTGTGATCAACCATAACCCCACCAGTGAACGAGTTCTCTACCCTCACATGGGCCCACGTCCAGAAGTGGGCCAGCGATGAAATCGAGCGAGTGCGCTTGCGCAACGACTCGGTGGAGCTGACCTACGAACAGACGATGGCCCTGAGAGGGGAGATCCGCGCGCTGAAGAGGCTTCTCGCGCTGCCTGAAGAGGTGGCCCGTAAGTCCCAAATGGCGTCCTCGGCAATGCCGACGATGTCCGATCTTTGACGCAAGGAGATGTGAATGGCAGACCAAGCTCTTGATCAAGCGCTTGCCGAATGGAACGCAGTAGCCGAAGAGCGTGACGCACCGCCGGAAAAAACGCCGGAGCTGATCGCGGAAGAGGTTGCACAGGCGCCCGCTGGCGAGTCCCAGGAACAGAAGCTGGTCGACCCGTACGAGGGGTTGCACCCTGATGTCCGCGCCAGGCTGGAGCGGTTCGATCAGATGGCAGCTTCTCAACAGCAGCTGGTCAACGAACTGAAAGAGGCCAAGGGCCGAATCGGTGCGCTGCAGTCTGAGTTTGCAAAAGCCCGCCAGGCGCAGCCTGCCGAGCAGCCGACACAGAAGCAGATCGCCGCGGCACAGGTCGACCCAGATAAGTGGGCAGCGCTGAAGCAGGACTTCCCCGAGTGGGGTGAAGGTATTACCGCGTACGTCGAGGCGCGGCTCGGTCAGCTGGGTGGGGCAGGTCTCACTTCAGAGCAGATCGAGCAGATCGTGTCTCAACGCACTGAGGCGACCAACGCTCAGCTCGAGAAGAAATTCAACGAGGCCTTGGTCTCGGTGAAGCACAAGGACTGGCGCAAGGACGTGAACACGCCCGAGTTTGCCAACTGGTTCCAGGTGCAGACACCGGAAGTGCAGGTCCTGGCCAGCAGCAAGGATGGATTCGATGCCATCGACATGCTGGACAGGTTCCACGCGGACAAGGTCAAGCCAGCCGCTGACGTCAAGCAGGAGCGCCAGAACAAGCTCGCTGCGGCCGTCACGGCAAAGCCCGGCGCTGCGGCGAAGGTCACGAAGACATTCGATGACATGAGCCCCGCCGAACAGTGGGAATACCTGGCCAAGGAGCGAGAACGCTCCCCGGCCTGAAACGAAAGGAACTGAACCATGGCCATTCAAGGCTACAGCACCGTTGCGTCGCGAAACCTCATCCGCGCCGCCCAAGACATGCTGGCTCACGCCCAGCCGATCACCGTCCTCGGTGACTTCGGCACGCAACGCCAGATGCCCCAGAACGCGACCGACACCCTGGTGTTCCGTCGCACGCTGCCCTTCGGCGCTTCGA